ACTAAGGCCTCAATAATAATCAAAAAAGCATAGATTCCCCCGGGCGGCCGGGTGATTCTCCATTCTCCATTGCTGAGTTGGGTCGGTGGTCCATGAATCAAGGTGCATGATCATGCCCGGGGCGCCAGGTAAACACGATTCTCCATTCTCCATTACCAAGTTCCCACCTGATTTTTTGGGTTGGGGGTTATTAAGCTGCCCGGGGCGGATACTTCCCTGATGGTTGTCCATTGGTCAAGAAACACAGGCATCTCCGGGCAAACACCCCTGATCTAAGCTGCCAGGTGATCTTCTGGATAAAAAGCTTGACATTCTGATATAAGTGCTTATATAATAGGTTATGGAAAATAAAAATGGCTACATTGGCGCAGGGATCTACGATGCATCTGGGGAACAGATCGTTGGTTTCACAGCTCCGGGTTGGAAGTGGAGTCCGCTGAAGCTGGGATGCCACTACGTCGCGGATGGGCACCAATACATCGAGACATACAAAAAGGGGAAGACTGCGAAGCGTGCTTCTTGATGGCCGCATTGCTGCTTGTGCTGGTATGGATGCTGATCCTCCACACTGAGAAAGTATACATGGTGGTTCTGATTTGGATCGTAATCTCCATTGCCATGACTGGAAGCTTTTTTTAGTCTCAAGCAGCATGATCTTGCCCGGGGCAGGTGGCTTCTCCATTAGGGGATTCCTAAAATTTTTTGAATTTGGGGGTCTAAGGGCTCCAGCTCCGGGTGAGCAGGGAAGTTCTGGCTAAAAAAAAGTTCAAGAAAGGGTATTGACATTTAATTATAAATACTTATATAATATATAAGAGCAATACAGCAGTATTATTTGCAAATAGTATTGTGGCTTGTGACTGAACAACACTTGTAAGGGTGTAAGGTGTCAGAAAAGTAGGGTAGCGGTCTAGGGACATGCAAGACTACTTGGAAGGGCTGTTTGGTTACGAAAGTAACTGACATAGGAGTTATATCATCTTTTATAGATTGGTATTATCTTACTCTCTCTTATGTAAAGATTTGGAGGTGTCGAAATTACAATCCTCCCAAGCCAAGTATTGCTCTTATTAATAATATTTAAAGAGGAGAGAAATATGGTTAAATCTAACGGAAAAAGTGGGTGGGAAACTCACACACACGAGCCTTCTAAATTCAAAAAGGATTTAGAAACATCAACAGCTATACCTGATGATTTTGATGAAGGTTTAGAATTCATTAAGGATAGGACTTGGGAAACCAAAGAGGGTTTGAGAATGACCGTTATCAAAGAACCTTGTAAAAACTCTTGGGACACATTAGAGGCTTTACATTTTCACAATGTCAAAACCATGAGGGCTTATTTTTATATGGAAAATCAAGACCCACCTTTATCTATTTCAGCAACTGATGACGAAAAAGTTTTTTGTTTTCATGGAACAAAAGACATTGGTAAAGACGAAATGTGTAAGACTTTGAGGAAAATCTTTATCAAGGAAAATATCCAAAGATATGCTGTAATTGCTGGTGCTTGGTATACAACTCATAAAAAAGACGAAAAGCCAGATTGTCCACCCTCTCAAAGCTCAAAAAAGAAAGAGTGTATTTTTCTTTATTCCGAGGACAGAAATGGCAAATTCTGTTTTTCTGGTTGGGATATAATTACGAGAAATGGACTTCGTGAATTAAAAGAAATTCACAACAGTATCAACAAGGATATTGACCCAAAAGACAAGGCACATACAAGAGGAAAATTTATGGGCTTGTTGCAACATCTCGATAAGGAAGGTGTTAAATAATGGAAGTATTTTCAATGACACCAGAAATTTTTGCACATCTAGTAATAGGTGTGTTTGCTCTTGGAGTTCCATTGCTGATATGGATACTCTGGTATTACACACACGATTAATTAATCAGCCCGGGGCGACTCCTCCATTATCCCGAAAAGTAACATTTGTGGGGGGTCGCTCCATTAAGAGAAGGACCAGACTTATGGTGAGAGATTGGTTATTGCACATCTCCTCCTTCTCGTTTCCCATCAGTCTCTCACCGACCCCTTCTACATTCTCCATCAGCAGAAAGCGAAAAGATTTTTTAGTTCAGGTTGCATTAAGCTGCCCGGGGCGACTTGCTTCAGCTCGTTTTCCATTGCCCAGGTTGACAAACAAAATTTGTTGGGTTGAGTAATGAGACGACACGGGGTGAAAACCAGATTTGACTTGAAAAAAAAGTTGTGGATAACTTGAAAAAAAAATCAACTAGGGGTTGAAATAGATATATAAGTTCTTATATAATAGGTATTATTTATATTATTAACTTTAACAGAAAGTATACAATATGATAATCGGAAACATAAATCTTAATCTAGCATTTGATGAAATTATTCAAGCAAATGTTAAAGGCAAATCCTTAAAAGAAATAAGGGCTTGTAATACTGATGTTTATTCTCAAATTTATCAAGTGCATAAATTATGCGATAAATTACTAAAAGTAGGTAAACCTCAAATAGTTGATGTAATGCGAAATGACAAAACTTATACTGATAGCCCTTTTATTAGTGGCGATAATGAGTTGCTTTTAAAAGTTACACCAACAACACCTAAACTATCAACTAAACTTGTAAGAGAAGTTGTTGATGTTCAAACTTATCTTAAATTTCTACCCGATGAGAAAAAAACTAAAAACTCTCATCTTTGTGGGAGTTATGATAAGATAGATAATTTTTTAATTAAGGGGGAACAAATAACCTTAATTCCTAAAAGTTATCAATTCAACAAAGGGGAAAATAATGACAGCTAAAAAATTTCCTACTCTTAAAGTTGAAGAAAATGGTATTAAAGAAATACCAACCCAAACCAAAGAATTAATAGAGAAGGGTTTGGAAAATGCTTTGCTTAAAATCGTGGCTAAAAATAAACTAACGATAAGACCGAAACTTGATTATTGTTTAATCGTTGGTTATTTATCAAACTTACTTTTTGAAGATATGATGACACACAATTCAGATGATGTGCGAAACTATATCGCAACTGAAATTGTGCCTAAACTAATGAGCCAATTTAATCTTAATAAAGATGAGATGAAAGAGTTTGCCCAAAAGTTTAGAGATGCAACTAATCACTAACCATTGATATTATATCCTGTCTATATTTTAGGCAGGATATAACCCCAAGTTACACACATATTGCATACTTATTGAGCAGTTGCCTAAAAAATAGGCAATTTGCCCGGGTGCGCAAGAGCGCACCAAGACAAGGGGTCGCAGGCAGCGCTTCGCGCTCTGCTCCCGGCAAGGCCCACCCCCCATACCTTTAGGGTACCTGTAAACTCTGAACCGCATAGCCACTTGACACCATCGACCGACCCCCTTAAATCTCAAAAGGTACCGGATAATTTCCGCTTTAGGCTATGATCGATCCATACAAAGAGGGTGTAAAAGATTCAAAAAATGATATATATTAGTATATATAAAAACCCAGATACATGGGAAACGTTTGTAATATCGAAGGAGGACTTCGAATTAGTAGAGGACAAACTAGGTAAACATGAACGCACTAAATGGTATGTTAAGGTAGACACCGATGACAGAGGACTTATACAAGGACCTAAGCACAAACGACTTACGGAAAATCCTAAAGAACTATATAGATGTATTCGACCAGGAAGCAAAAAATAATTTTTTAATGTTTGTAAAGCGTATGTGGCCTGATTTTATAGATGGGGCTCATCATAAACGTGTAGCAGAAAAATTTAATGATATAGCCCACGGCCGTATTAAACGTCTAATTGTTAATATGCCACCGAGACATACTAAATCAGAATTTGCATCTTTTCTATTTCCAGCATGGCTCATTGGCCGTAATCCAAAATTAAAGATTATACAAACAACACATAATTCCGAACTAGCCATGCGATTTGGTAGAAAAGTCAGAAATCTCATGGACACATCGGATTATAAAAATGTTTTTGCAGATTCTGAACTGCACCCTGATTCTAAGGCCGCAGGTCGATGGGACACGAACAAAGGTGGTGAATACTTTGCCGCTGGTGTTGGCAGTGCGATAACAGGTCGTGGTGCTGATTTATTAATCATTGATGATCCGCACTCGGAGCAAGATGCATTATCCGAAAATGCATTTGACAATGCCTATGAATGGTATACTTCAGGTCCGCGTCAAAGACTACAACCAGGCGGTGCTATTGTGATAGTTATGACCCGTTGGTCAGAGAAAGATTTAACAGGTAAGTTAATCAAAGCACAAACGGAACCAAAAGCAGATAAATGGGACGTTATAGAATTTCCAGCCATTATGCCTTCAGGCAAACCGGTATGGCCGGAGTATTGGAGTTTAAAAGAATTAGAAGCGGTTAAAGCATCTGTTGCTACTAGCAAGTGGAATGCACAATATATGCAACAACCAACATCAGAAGAAGGTTCCATAATTAAACGAGAATGGTGGAATGTATGGGAAAAGAAAGAACTGCCGCCTTTAGATTATATTATTCAAAGCTATGACACAGCTTACAGTAAAAAAGAAACTGCCGATTATTCGGCTATTACAACATGGGGCGTATTTAAACAGGATGAAGTAACTCCTAATATAATTTTATTAGACGCGGTCCGTGGGCGATGGGACTTTCCTACTCTGAAAAAGCAAGCGTTTAACGAGTACGAGTACTGGGATCCAGAAATGATTATTGTCGAGGCGAAAGCATCGGGGATGCCGTTGACGGAGGAAATGCGAAGAGCAGGTATACCTGTTGTTAATTTTATTCCGTCTAAGGGAAATGACAAACACACAAGGGTTAATTCTGTTGCACCTTTGTTTGAATCTGGTGTAGTATGGGCTCCTGATAAAAAATTTGCAGAAGAGGTTGTGGAAGAATGTGCTGCTTTTCCTTTTGGAGAACACGACGATTATGTCGATAGCACGACACAAGCATTAATGAGATTTAGACAAGGCGGTTTCATACCGCTTCGAGATGATGACGAGGATCCTGAAAAAGAACCCTTGAAAAAAGAATATTATTAATCTACTATGGGAAGAAGCAATAAAGCTAAATGGCCAGCAGGGGAAAAACCTAAGCCAGAAGATTTCTGGAGAAGGCTCATGGTTAACGGAGAAATCAAAAAAGTTAAACCAGTTCTTTTTGTGAGAACTAAATCAAAAAATTTTACTTCTCGCAAATACATGGCTGGTACAATCGAGGGACGACTAGTTCTAGATTCACGGACCATGGACCCTGCCCCATATAAAGCGATAGGAACAAACATATCATGCCAAATACAAAAAGAATAGTGGGAGCAGCAGGACGCAGATTTGATCCTGTAACCGGAGTGACAGAAGAAGAATCCGAAGCAATGCTGTCTTCTTTGCTGTCTTCTTTGCCTAAATTACCAAAAGCATCAGATATTGCTAAAGGAATAGCAAAGTTTGGTTTATATGTTGCACCTATAACAGGGGAATATTACGCGGCTAAAGACTATCAAGAATATTCTAAAAAATGGTTGGAGGCTAAGGAGAAATATAGAGACATACAATATGCAAGAAAACATGGAACACAAGTAGCAGGCCCTCCTATGATGCACCAAGCTGGAATGTTTACAGGAGCTGGACCAGTTGTTGGTAATTTTCTTATGTCCGCTCTTGCTTCTGCAGGAATGATACCTGTTTTTGGATATGGACCTAGACTTGTAAAGGCCGGAATTGCTAGTTTAAGAAGTGCTGCAAAAGGAGTAGCTAAAGAACTTAAACCAAAGATGGTCGAAACAGAAGTTGTAAAAGTAATAGCACCAAAAGAGAACCAACAAAATTTTTATGGAAGTCGATATGATAAAAGTGAAGACATAGAAGACATAAGTGGGGATAGCGGAGATTATCTTCGTGAGACTCATCACTCTTACTTTTTTAAAGGACAAGAAATTCCAATAGAACAATACAGATCTCTTCCAGAGGAACTTAGACCATTAGTATCTAAGCCTTATAAAATAACAGTTAAAGAAAATCCTTATTTTCCACATACAGACATAAGTGATATTAAAGCAGCTAACCGATCAAAAGAGCATGAAGATATATTAAGGGATTTTAGGGGTGAGGACTCAGAAATCCCTACGGATTTTACAAACAAGACTTCAAAACTTATGGTAGACCAAATGGGTATAAGAAATGTAGGAGACTTAAAACCTGCTTTTTACTCTAAACTTTATCATACATTAGAAACAAATCCTAAGATTCCACATGAAGGCCCCGCTAAAGAATGGGCAGTAATAACAGATGGAAAATTAACGGATGGTTATTTAGCAAACCAAGGTATAAAAAACGCTGAATTTGGTGACTCAGGTGTACTTGATTATCTTGCTAAAATACAAAAGAAAAATCCAAATGCGATAGTTAGTAGGGACAGATTGATGCGTTTGGTAGAAGAATCGCCAATGGCTAATGTAAATTTAATTGTTCATAAAGATCGTTTGCAACCAAACACCATGAAAGTTTGGAAACAACTTAGGGAAGGAAAAAGAACGCACCAAGCATGGATGAAAAATAAAAAATCTGGAGTTCCTTATAGGACCCGTATAAAACCAGATAAAACTGAAATATCTGAATCAAAATTTTTCAGTGATCTAGAAAAGCATTTAGCATCCAGTAAATACGGGGGTCAGGGGGAAACTACCGTACCGCAGGACATGACGGAGTATTATCATACTTCTGCTGCAAAAACAGGATCAGAATCTGGTTTGCGCTTTGAGCATATGGCTGGTGCTGCTAATGACTGGAAATTCCGTTTAGAAACAAAGGTAGGAAAACTTATGTATGAAAGCCAACCGGTTTTACCAGGTCATCGATATGTAAGACCAAGGGTCAAAGACATTGACATAGAAACAAAACAAGGTTTTGATCAGTTTACAGGGGACTTTGCCTTTATAAAACCTTTTATGGAAGATGTACATAAAGCTTGGGTTACAGAAATGCATCCAGCCTTAGTTACTAGAACTCCTAAATACTACGGGGAATCAACATATAATTATGATGGAGCTACCGAATACACAGAATTTATATTAACAGGACCAAGAATGTTAGGACAAAAAGTAAACACAAAGCAACATAAATTTTCTGATCAGGAAACATATTACAATAGTATATGGCATCTGCGTGGAGGATTACACACTACTATGGTAGATGGATCTCCTAAAAAAGTTTTTGTTGTTTCAGAGCATCAAGCCGATGAAATACAACAATTAGCAAGAGCAGAAGGCAGAAAAGGAAAGATAATGCAGGATTATGAAGGGGTGGATATAAATGAAGTTAAAAGATTAAAAAAAGAAATGCATGAAATGGACGATCAAATGCAGGAACTAGAAAAAACAATAGAAAAATTAGGAATAAGTGCGGACTCCGAAGATGTTGCTGCATATGATAAAATAGTAAATGATTTTGCTAAAAAAAAAGCAAGGTATGAAAGACAAATTAATGTTTCTAAAGCCAGAGGAGAAGGCTTTATACCAGGAAGAGAAATAGGAGATACAACCGGGTTTATGCCTTTTGGTAAAGGAGACCAATCAACAAGCACTAGAAGTGCTATTAGATATATTTCTCGCTATGCGCGTGAGCGAGGAGACATTGACTATGTAGCTATTAGTCCAGGCCAGTTTCACGCAGGCGGTTCGAAACCAGGAATGTTTACACATTATGGAGATTCAAAAGGTAAAATAGGAGAGGCTGATGGAACAATACTAGAAAATTTTATGGAGAAAGCAAGAGCGGGTGAAATAACTGAAGACGAAGCTAGAAAAAGAGCAAAAGACATGATTAAAAAAACAGCCAGAATGCCAGTTGAACTTGAGCAATTAGCTAAAGAAGCAGGAACTACTACTAAAACAATAAGCGTGAATCATTCACACCCTGTTAAAAACAAAGCGGGTAATTATGTAGAACCTTCTTATGTTGTAAGACATTATCGTAGTAAAAATCCTATAAAATATTTTGATTCTAAACAAGACGCAGAAAAATGGGTAGAAAATAATTATGGGTTCTTAAAGGGTAAAAAATTGGGAGCAAAAATAGAAGACGTAGTAGAAGGAGCAGATGAGCATAAAAATCTTGCAACAAGTATTATAGAGATATCTTCTGATGTTAAGAAAGGTAAAAATGATATGTTTGCAATTGAAATAAAAGGTGATAAATTGAAAGAACCTGTATCTGCATACAGGGAAGGTGGATTAGTAATGTTAGATCAAGCAAGGGAGTTTTATAAATAATGGCAAAGAAAGAGGACGAAAAAAATTTACAAATTAATCAAGTAGAATCTCAATTAACTGGTGAAGAAACAGGAGAAGTGCCTCAAGAAGAAGCTGTCGAAGTTGAAATAGCTGATGAAGAAGCACCTATTGAAGAAGAAGTAAAAGAAAGTCATTCTGATAATTTAGCAGAAAACATGGATGAAAGTGATTTATCAACTCTTAGTTCTGATTGCATAGGAGAATATACAGAAGATAAAAATTCCAGATCTGAATGGGCTAAAACGTATAGAGAAAATTTGGATCTACTTGGATTTAAATACGAAGAAAGAACAAAACCATTTCAAGGCGCAAGCGGCGTGGTCCATCCAGTATTAGCCGAGGCCCAAACACAATTTCAAGCACAAGCATACAAAGAATTACTTCCAGCAGATGGTCCTGTTAGAACCAAGACAATTGGAAGAAGAACAAAAGAAAAAGTTAGTCAAGCGAGCCGAGTTAAAGATTTCATGAATTATCAGATAACTGATGTAATGGATGAATACGACACCGATGTCGATCAAATGCTGTTTTATTTACCACTTGCAGGATCTGCTTTTAAAAAAATATACTATGATGAAGGACTGGAAAGAGCAGTATCAAAATTTGTTCCTGCAGAAGATTTAGTAATTCCTTATCTTGCAACAGATTTAGAATCCGCCGAGAGAGTTACACATGTGATTAAAATGCCGGATAATGATCTTCGTAAAAAACAAGTTCGAGGTTTTTACCGCGACGTTGAAGTTAGTCCATCCCTAGAAGAACAAGATGACATTAAAGAAAAAACAAGAGATTTAGAAGGAACAAGTGAGACAGGTAACAATGAAGAAATAACTTTACTAGAGTTCCATGTAAATTTGGACTTAGATGGATATGAAGATACCGATGAAGAAGATAACCCTACTGGTATTAAACTTCCATATATAGTGACTATAGCTGAAAATAATGGAAAGGTACTCGCTATTCGTCGTAACTGGAGCGAGGATGATCCTAAAAAAACTAAAAGACAATATTTTGTTCATTTTAAATTCTTACCTGGTCTAGGATTTTATGGCTTTGGTTTAACCCACATGATTGGTGGATTAAGTCGCGCAGCAACATCCGCTCTTAGACAACTGATTGATGCAGGTACTTTATCTAATTTACCCGCCGGATTTAGAACAAAAGGAATTAGAGTAAAAGATGATGACGAACCATTGCAACCAGGAGAGTTTAGAGATGTAGACGCACCTGGTGGTGATTTAAGAGCCTCTTTTCAAATGCTACCTTACAAAGAACCAAGTGCAATATTATTTCAATTATTAGGTTTCTGCGTACAAGCAGGACAGCGTTTCGCGGCTATTGCAGATATACAGGTAGGAGATTCAAATCAACAAGCACCGGTTGGAACAACAGTAGCATTATTGGAACGTGGATCCCGCGTCATGTCTGCTATTCATAAAAGACTGCACTATGCACAAAAATTAGAATTTAAATTATTAGCGAAAGTATTTACAGAATATCTACCAGAAGAATATCCTTATGAAATAACTGGTGGAGAAAGAACAATTAAACAAGCTGATTTTGATTCAAGAGTAGATATACTTCCTGTATCAGATCCTAACATATTCTCTATGTCGCAAAGAATATCACTAGCGCAAACACAACTTGAACTTGCTAAGACAGAACC